GTCATCGAAGACTGGCGAAATCTCATTTGGTTATGCCAGTCAGAAACTCAGTGGTGGCGGCACAACTCAACAACTTTGGGGTGGGTATGAATTTGGATCTAATAAATTCAAACAGTTCCCTCTTTGGTCAGGCCGTGAAGGTCGCGGATCGCGTGGATGGTTCATCTATCCAACACTTCGATCCGAACAGCCAGCAATCATCGCGCAATGGGAAGCCGCATTCTCTAAGATTTTGAAGGAGTGGTAATGGCGATTGGCGGCTCCAGAACCTTAAAGCTCACGATTCTTGGTGATGTAGATAATCTCAAGAAATCGCTTGGCGCAGCTAATGATGATGTCGATAAATCATCGAGCAAAATGGGTGACTTTGGAAAAAAGGTCGCCGCTGCCTTTGCAGTCGCCGCCATAGCTGCCGCAGCTTATGCCGGCAAATTACTCATCGATGGCGTCAAATCTGCCATTGAAGATGAAGCTGCTCAAGCAAAATTGGCCACGACTCTTAAGAATGTAACTGGGGCTACCAATGATCAGATCAAGGCAACCGAAGATTATATAACCAAGACAGCTTTGGCCAACGGCATTACGGATGACGTTTTGAGGCCATCGCTGGATAGATTGGTTAGAAGCACAAAAGACGTCACCAAAGCACAAGAGTTGCAACAGCTTGCCTTAAACATTGCAGCTGGCACGGGCAAAGAATTGGGAGCTGTTACAGAGGCACTAGCCAAAGCCTATGACGGCAATTTTGGAGCCTTGAAAAAACTAGGTGTGCCGCTTGATGAAAACATCATAAAGACAAAAGATTTTGATGCTGCCGCCGCCGCTTTGGCGGCTACATTTGAAGGCCAAGCATCAACACAGGCCGACACATTTGCAGGCAAAATGGATCGGCTCAATGTGGCATTTGGTGAAGCAAAAGAAACTGTCGGATCATACGTGTTGGATGCCATCACTCCATTGCTTAGCACTTTTGTTGATAAAGGCGTACCGGCAATATCAGCTTTTGCAGATGGCTTGGGCAAAACATTGGGGCCAGCTTTTGCAAAAATCTTTGAATTTATTCGAGATGAGCTGTTACCTATTTTGGTCAAATGGTGGGAATTTCTTTACAAGGAAGTTATCCCGGCTATTGGCAGCATTGTCGGGCCAGCATTAGAAGGCTTACGAGATGCGTTTTTTAAGATCAAAAAAGTAATTGCAGACAACTCAGAGGAATTGAAACCATTCTTTGACTTATTGAAACAAATCTGGGAATTTACCAAAAAGTATCTTGCACCATTTTTGGGCACTGTTTTCAAAGCATCACTTGAAGGCATTGCCACAGCTGTCACAATTTTAGTCACCGGCTTTTCCAGCTTGGTTAGTTTCATAACAGCCGCGTATGAAATGATGAAAAAATTAGTGTCATTTATTGCCAGTAATCCAATTCTCAAAGGTATCGGCAATTTATTTGATCGTGCTTTTAGCGGCGGTAAAGCTATGGGTGGGCCAGTTATGTCAGGCACCTCATACCTTGTAGGCGAGCGCGGCCCTGAGTTATTTACACCAAATGCAAGCGGCATGATTACACCAAACAATCGTTTGGGTGGATCAGGTAGCACTGTTATCAATCTCAATGTGACCGGTGCCATTGATCCAGAAGGCACAGCACGCAGCATTATCAATGTGCTTAATAACAGTTTCTACAGAGGCACAAATGGCGCCAACAACTTGGTGTTATCGTGACAATTTTCAATCCTGTTTGGCGTGTCAAGATTGGTGGTATTCAGTACACAAATTACACGCTTGCCAATCTGACATTCACATCGGGGCGCACAAACATCTATGAGCAAGCAAATGCAAGTTATGCCAATTTGCAATTGATTAACCTTGATCAATCAAGCATTGACATTGAGATCAATGATTCGGTGACTATTGAGTTACAAGATTCGACAGCGACTTTTGTGCCGATTTTTGGTGGCACTGTTGTGGAATTTGACATTGGTATTGTGGCATCAGGTGTAATTGGTATAAATCAATCGGTGTCAATTACAGCTCTTGGAGCTTTGTCACGATTGCCAAAAGCATTGACAGATGGTGTTTTAACGCAGGATTTTGATGGTGATCAGATTCTTACAATTCTTACGGATTTATTGATTAACTCATGGAATGAAGTGCCGGCAGCTTTGACATGGGCAACCTATGATCCAACGGAGCAATGGCAAAATGCACAAAACACCGGATTGGGCGAGATCGATACCCCAGGCAATTATGAGCTTGCAGCGCGAACATCATCGACAACTGATGTATATTCACTGGTTGCAGCTTTGGCAACATCTGGACTTGGTTACATTTACGAAAATGCACAAGGTCAGATCAGCTATGCAGACAGCACACACCGATCAACTTATTTGTCAATCAATGGATACACAGATGTCTCAGCTGCTCAAGCCTTGGTAAATTCGCTTTCAATTCAAACTCGATCCGGTGACATACGTAATGAGATAACTCTCAAGTATGGTGCCAATTCAGCATCAGAGGTAACGGATTCGGATGCGCCATCAATTGCACAATTTGGCCGACTGGCCCAAATTATTAGCACGACAGTAAAGCACCAAGCCGATGCCGAGGCTCAAGCTGCATTTTATTTAACGCTACGTGCTTATCCTCAAGCGATGTTTAATCAGATTACTTTTGAGCTTACAAATTCTGAAATTGATGATCTTGATCGGGATGCGCTTATTAACATTTTCATGGGATTACCAATGCGAATAACTAATTTGCCTTTGAATATGGCCGCTGGCACTTACCTTGGCTTTGTTGAAGGCTGGTCATTTAACGCCTCATACAACGCTGTGTCGGTCACAGCTTTACTTTCTCCGCTGGCCTTTAGCTTGCAAGCAATGCAATGGCAAGATGTCTCAGCGGCAGAAGCATGGAATACAATCAGCGGCAGCCTAAACTGGGCTGATGCGTTAGTCGTGGCATAAGGAGAAAAAATGAGCAATCCAACAACCCCGTTTTCATGGCAAATGCCTACGGCAACGGATTTAGTAACGGACTTACCAGCTGACTTTGAGGTATTTGGACAAGCCGTAGCAACATCAATGGCCGATCTTTTAGGCGGCACGACTGGCCAAATTCTTGCAAAAAACTCAGCTACAGACATGGATTTTGTGTGGGTCGCAAATGATCAAGGTGACATTACTGGCGTTACAGCTGGCACGGGTATTACAGTCACATCACCGACTGGCCCAGTTCCAACAGTTTCAATTGATACGGCAACAACAGTCGATAAGACAACAGCCCAAACTTTGACAAACAAAACATTGACGGCACCGGTCATTTCATCACCAAAAATCTCATCAACTTACTCAGCCAAAACCGCTGCATACACATTTGTTTCAGGCGATGAAGGCAACATATTTTCAATGAACGCGGCAACGACTCAGGCATTTACAATCCCAACAGATGCAACATTTAACTTTGCCGTGGGTACAGAAATTAACGTGTTTTGGATTACCGGTGCAGGTCAGCCGACAATTTCAGCCGTAACACCCGGAACCACGACAGTCATTTCAACAGGTGCAACTAGCGCAACACCAAAGTTACGTGTGGCCAATAGCGGTGCAACATGCAAAAAACTAGCTGCAAATTCTTGGATCGTATTTGGGGACATTTCCTGATGTCACCAATGCTGGGGATTATGGCTAGTGCAAGCAAATCTGTTGCATTAAGAATTGCCATTGCTCACGACATTTCTCCGTATGTAACTGCATACCCATGGTCAGCTGGTTTTGGTACGAAATACACAAACCCAGTAACACTGCCAACTGGTACAGGTGGCGGCGTTGCATTTACAGCATCGGGAACATCCATTGCCGTTGCTCACGTAACGAGTCCGTTTGTATCGGCATACCCATGGTCAAACGGCTTTGGAACAAAATACGCTAACCCATCTACATTACCGACTGGAAATGGTTATGGTGTGGCATTCAACCCAGCCGGAAATGCAATTGCCTTGGCTTTTGAAACATCGCCATTTGTCTCGACTTATCCTTGGAATCCGGGTTTTGGTACTAAGTACGCGAACCCATCAACACTTCCAACGGGTCTCGGTCATGGTGTGGCATTTAATCCAGCTGGCACGGCAATTGCCGTTGCACATGATGTTTCGCCTTATGTATCGGCATACCCATTCTCAGCTGGTTTTGGCACAAAGTACGCCGATCCGGCAACGCTGCCAACCGGAGAAGCTCTAGGCGTAACATTTAATCCAGCTGGCACGGCAATTGCCGTTGCACATGCAACAAGC